GACCCTCTTTATAGGGTTTCATACTCAATGCGCACCTATGTTTGGGTAAAAACAGAAGGCTCAGAAGAGTGCACAATAATGCGAGACAGGTTAACAACCGTTCTTAGGTCGGCCCTTCTTGATTACCCATGCCTCAAGGCTTATGACGAAAGAACATCTTTTAGGGCAATGATTGACGAAGGTTCAATTCGTGAAGAGTTTTCCGATTTAACACTGCTTAAGGGCGACAGAATCATGGCTGGGGCATATATTTCCTACAATATGGAGATAGATGAGGTAGTTTCTCGCAAGCCAATCGGCGTTGTGTCAAGCATTGATTTAGAAATAGAAGCCAGTGGAGATTCATCCGCGCCACTTCCTATTTTGTAACTTGTTATGTCGTATTCTATTTATACAGCATTCTTTTTAACAGTTGCAATAATCAACACGAAATCATCTGTACAATATAAACCGTTGGCGGCATTGTCACTCAACACGAACCACAGGAAGGTCTTATGCCAGGCGTAGTAATCTCCACAGCAGTCAGAACAGGCCCATCTTCCGCGACAGTGCGCGAATCTTCGCAGCTTTTTGTTGTCGGATTAGCAGAACGAGGAGCTGTTGGCGAAGCAGTTTTAGTTCAGAGCCTTGCAGAATTTGAACACATGTTCGGCGGATACGTTTCGTATTCGTACCTCCACCCAACAGTAGAAACCTTCTTTGAAGAAGGCGGCACTCAGGCTTATATCTCCAGAGTTGTCGGCGCTGACGCAGAATCAGGAACGCTCGTTCTTGAAGATGCTGACGCGGACCCAGTATTGACAATTGACGCAAACGGTGCAGGCGCATGGAGCTCAGATGTTGAAGTTACTGTTACTCAGCCAACAGGAACAACCTTCGCAGTTATCATCTCTTACCAAGGTGACCCTGTATACAGCACAGGCAACGTAACCTCTGTGGCACAAGCTGCTGGTCGCATCAACTTGAGCTCAGTTGCTTCTCGCTACGTAACGGCAACAGCCGTTGTTGGCGCAACAACAAAGCCAGCAGTTCTTGCAGCAACAGACCTCTCAGCAGGAGACGACGACCTTGCACAGGTTGACGACGACTCACTGATTGCCGCCCTTGAAGTCTTCAACGACTCGCTTGGTACCGGTGCAGTTTCAATCCCAGACGCAGAAACGGCAACTCGCCTTTCCGTTGGTGGACCAGTTACTGACTACGATGGCACACTAAAGGCCACTCAGGACGTTTCTACTGCTCTTATTGCTCACGCAAATGCAAATAATAGAATTGCTATCTTGCACGGAGGCGCTGCCGATACTGTTGCTAACGCAATCTCGAAGGCAGGAGAACTTAAGGTTCTCACAGAAACCGAGCATGCGGCTATGTACTTCCCATGGGTTAACGTTCCAACAACGATTGCTGGCGTATCAAGGCTTATCCCGCCAGACGGTTATGTTGCTGCCAAGCGTGCACAGGCTCACAACCAAGGTGGAGCACATGTTCCAGCCGCTGGTCTCATCTCTACAGCGAGATTCGTTACAGGTACTGCTCTTGACATCAACAAGACATCTGGTGACCAATTGGATGACGAGCAAGTCAACTCAATTAGAATCATTCAAAACTCTGTAAGAATCTACGGTGCTCGTTCATTGTCAATTGACACTGAGAACTTCCGCTACATCACGACCCAAGAAATCATCAACCACATCGTTGTTGCTTCTCAGCGGTCTCTCGAAGACCTTGTCTTCGGTGTAATCGACGGACGTGACACCATCTTCTCTGCAATTACATCACGATTGATTGCAATTCTTGCTCCATTGCGCGAAGAAGGCGCTTTGTTCCAAGCATTTGATGTCAACGGAAAGAAAGTCGACAGTGGCTACACAGTTCGTTGCGACTCCTATCTGAACCCAGTCAGCCAACTAGCAGGCGGTACTGTCAAGGCTAAAGTTGGTGTTCGCACCAGCAGTGTCGGCGACAAAATTGAAGTCGACATTATCAAGTCGAATCTAACCGCTAGCGTCGTCTAAAGAAGGATATAAACATGTCAAAAGTATCTCAGCGCCAAGTACTCGCCTCGGTCGTGCCGGTTGATGCTGGCAAACACCCGAAGTGGACAGGTTTTTACTTTGCCCAGGTTTCTGGTGGAGAAATTACTGCATCTGTAGAAAAGATTTACGAAGGCGGCAAGCTCCGTCCTACTGTTCTCTGTGCACCATCTGAAGTTGGCGACATTACGCTGACCGCTCATTATGATGACGACAGAAATGCAGCAGACGGCCCTACCGGAATTGCAGAAAAGATTGCAACACTCCGCCCATTGGTTGGCCGTGCTTCGTACGACATCACAATCGAGACCTTTGACTGCGACCTCAAGGTTCCAGGCACGGACCGTGTGTACTCAAAGGCCCTTTTGGTTGGCATCACAGAGCCAGACGGTGACTCATCTTCTGGTGCTCCTGCGACTTTCTCGCTAACATTTGCCATCTCGGACGTTGAGTCCGGTGCTGGCGCAGCTGGCTGATAAATCTTCTCTTCTGAGTTCCATCACGGGCATGCGTGATGTGCTAGGTTTTCTCTTATGACAGAAAACTCTGAACTTTATACAACATCCACAGAAGATTCTTCCCCTAAAGCAAAGCAAGTCAAGGCTGCTGTTGCTGCAGAAGAGACACCGCTTCAAAAGCTTACGGGCATTGTCAAGCGCAAGGTTGAACGCTCGGTTGTTCTAATACCTGTTCCTGAACGCCCTGGTGTAAAAATCAAGATTAGCCCGAACATTACCCAGAACCAAATGAAAAACTGGCGTAAGCAAGCTGGTGAAGATACCCGCAACGGTATGGATGGAACACGTTTTGCTTGTTCAGTTATTGGCCACACCACTATCGGCATCTTGTTTGATGACGAAGAAGTATTCGATGATGCTGGCAATGAGCTGACATTTGCTTCTCCAGTCATTCTTGAGATGACAAACACAACTCGCCCACTTCCTGACTGTGTCAAAGAGTTCTTTGGAGTTGACCCTCACATTGAGGCTGCTGCCCTCTCAATTCTTGACGCTGCTGGATACTCTGATTCGGTGGACGTTGAAGACCCTACGAAGGGGTCTTCGACGAACTAGTTGAAGACCCTTTAGTCATCTCGGCAGCAAGATTAGGCGAACTGTTCGGGACAGACCCAGTAAGACTTTTAGATTCAACAGAAACTGAATGGCTAATAAGGCTTGCTTGTGCTAAAGTAATAAGTAACGACCGCGAAGAGCAGGAACGTAAATCTAGGCAATAAGCCAGATTTATTCCTACACTCACGCGATTTTCCCAAAAATCGTAAATGAGCGTGTGAGGTCTAAACGTGGCCAGGGCTGAAGGTACAGTCAATATTGAGGTAAAGGGTGCCGCTCAGGGCGCTCTGGAAGTAAAGACCCTTGACAAAGCTCTTGATAGGCTTGACGCTAAATCACGCAGACTTTCGTCTGGACAAAAAGCCGCAGCTGCCAGCACAAATTCACTTGGTACTAGCGTATTAAAAGCAAAAAGGTCTTTTGACAGCTTTGATAAAGGCGTAAAAGCGGCAGGAATGGGCCTGTCAAAATTTCTTGGACTAGCAATAAAGGGGGCAATTGCTAACTTTGCTCTTCTTTCTGTCTCACTAATGAGCGTTCACGCTCTTTTTGTCGCAGGAAAATGGCTACATAAAGCCTATTCATGGGGAATGACTGCTATGGCCGGCGCGGCCGCCAGCGCAGCAGTAGCACTCGGAACCGCAGCTGCCGCTATTCGTGAGCAGCAAGCAGCAATGTATGCGTTTACAAAGGGCGGAGCTGGAGAGTTCCTTACCGGAACAAACCAAGTTCGCAACGCAATGAGAACTCTTCAGGCTGACTCTCAGCTAGCAGGTCTTGGAGTTGCTGCACTGAACAAAGCCTACGCAGCAATGGCTAAGTCCATGAAGTCTTCGCAGATTGCACAAAGCGGTGGGTTGATGAAAAACCTCATGGACTTTGGTGCAGCCGGACAGGACCCTGCAGCAGCAGCAGACAAAGTTGGCGCGTTAATTGAAGCCCTTAATAACTCAAAAACAAGCATGTCTAAGGTTAAAGAAGCAGCAAAAGCTCTTGGCCCACAAATGGAACAAGCTCTTAAAAAAGCAAAAGTAACCAGCAAGAAACAGATGAAAGAACTCATCATGTCTGGTGAACTTGCTAAAGCCGGTGGCGTTGCTGGGCAGTTTGAGGCAGTTAACTCAACCCTCATTGGTCAAGCAAAAGCTTTCTTCACTCAGATAAAAGGTGAATTTGCAGACTTTGGTCAACAGTTTCTTGAACCAGCAAAAATTGCAATGCAAAAAATCTTCAGGATTATAAGAAGTGACCTTCTTCGCGTAAGCGGTTCTTTAGGCGAGTTTGGAAAAGGTGACTTTTTTGATGGTCTTGTTGGTATTTTTGAAAAAGTGTCTAACTTCTTTGTAAAGCTAACCAGAGAATGGCTACCCAAGACTGATGGTTTTTTTAGAAACATGGGCAATGGTTGGGAAAAATTTGCTAGATGGTTTAGGATTTCAAAAGAACAACTTAAACCGTTTGTAGATGGCGCTAGAGCCATTGAGTCGATGTTTAAACCGGTGTTTAATGCGGTAAAAGATGGATTTGTTGGGATGATGAAAGATTTCAACGTCCATGCCCAAGACCAGTCAGCAACTTTTGAAGAATTTGGAGAAAGAATTGCTGGAGTTGTAGAGCAGCTTTTTAATCTATTAAGAACAATGGAAGATATTCGAAGGAAAGCAATGCCTTTCCTTAATGATGTTCTTGGGGGTCTTACCGAAGTATTCAAAATGCTCAACTCTATGGTTGGAAGTATTGGTGGAATGTTTGGCGGCAGCGGCGGTGGACTGATGGCCTTGGGTCTTATCGCTAGACAAATGAAAAATACCAAGGGCGGACTAATGGCACAGGTTCCCAAAAATACTCAGACCATGAACGTAACTGCTGGAACCGTAAATCTTGGTGGACCAGGACAAGCTCCAGGAGGAAGATTGTCTTCTGGTGCCACAGGTGGAGCACCTGGCGCTCCTCTTCCTGGTAGCCCAAGAATGTCAACTGGACGACAGGTTGCTGGGGGTGGCGGTGCAGGTGCCCCAGGTCAGGCAAGGTACCTGGGCGGTAATCAACCCGGATACGCAGCGGCGTGGGAAAGAGGGTTGGCAAGGTTTGGCGCAAGAAGCAGTACGCCACCAGATTTCGTAGGACACGGTGGATATGACAGAAGGTCAAACAGTGCTATTGCTAGGCGTTTTAGAGATTACCGAATGGGCCGAAGCATGGACAGACATAACGTAAGAATGTCTACCGCGTACGACCAGACGCACGCAGGACCAGGAGCGGGCATCGGTACGCCAACACACGGAGCTGCTGCTGGAGCCGTAGGAAACTACAC